TCGTCGTTTCCCTGAAGATAAAGTTGAGTTCTGTGTGTTCAGTGGTGCTCCACTACGCAGTAACAACGACAGTTACATGGCTCGTACTCGCAAGCTACAAGCAGAAGGCAAACTTGTATTACATGAAGATCTAGAAAAGAATGAGTATTATGCTCTGCTCAACGATAGTCGTGTATTGTTTAACTGTGCTTTACAAGATTGGGTCAGCAACACAGTATCAGAAGCAGATACACTTGGTGCTAATGTGTTATACCCAGCTTATAGATCATTCCCGGAGACATTTGGCAATGACGCAGATCGTTTATATGTTCCTTGGTCAATGGACGATGCAATTAACAAGCTTCGTGTACTGTTGGCCGAACCGCACAAGAATATGGGCAAGATCAGCAACTGGACCAATGGCACAGTTGGTCGTATCTGCGACATTATCGAAGGCCGAGGTGAACAATGGTTGCGTATGTCAACTGACTACCGTAAGCACACACACGAAAGCAAGTTCTAATGGAAAAACCAACTAGAAAAGTTATTGTCACAGGCGGATGTGGCTACATTGGTAGTCACGTTGCACGAGCATTAAAAATGCAGGATGCAGGTTGTGAAGTCATCATCATTGATCGTGTATTGCGTGAGCATACATTAAAAGACATTGATGGCTTCTTGCAAGCAGACTTTGCCAGCGACGAAGCATTAGCTCTTATTGTTGACACAGAACCAGATGCAATTGTTCACTGTGCAGGAACTAGTTTAGTTGGGCCCAGTGTACTTGATCCAGGCGAATACTACGATAATAACGTGGCTAAAACTATTCGCATGATGAACGTGCTAAAGAGCTTGAATAAAAAACCTATTGTTGTGTTTAGCAGTAGTGCTAGTGTTTATGGCGAACCAGAAACATTGCCTATCACAGAAAACGCTGTGGTTAATCCAATGAGTCCATATGGTTCAACTAAAGCAATGATTGAACGTGTGTTACAAGATTATCATAGTGCCTACGGTATTCCCAGTGTTTGCTTTAGATACTTTAATGCCGCAGGTGCAGAACCTATGGCATATGATCTAGGTCAAGAACCTCATGCCACACACATTGTTGCTCGAGTGCTAGAAGCAAAACTAAACAATCAACCCTTTACCTTATACGGCGACGACTACGACACTGAAGATGGTAGCTGTGTGCGTGACTATATCCATGTATGGGATTTAGCTATTGCACATATTCGTGCAATCGATTACATGGTAGAAAGTCTCAACAACGGATTTAACGGTGCCGCAATTTTTAATTTAGGTACAGGACAAGGTATTAGTAACTGGCAGATCATTAACTATGTCAGAGAAACCTACGGAGATCTTAGTGTTGTTGTTGGTCCTCGCAGAGCTGGTGATCCTAACGAACTAGTAGCAGATGCCGAAACAGCAGAACGTGTAATGGGATGGGTGCCACAGTACAGCGACCTGGCTACTATTGTCGACACAGCCCACAAATGGTATTGTTTAAATAATGTTCGATAAGCTATTCGAGTTCGAGCAAGCATTGGCAGAATACACAGGTGCTCCGTATGTAGTAGTTACAGATGGATGCACCCATGCCATTGAACTTTGCTTTAGACTGGATAGAATAACCTATACAGAATTTACAGCATTTACATATTTGAGTATCCCGCAGTTGATGCGTCAACTAAATGTAAGTTATGAATTAAAAACAGACTATTGGTATACCGCAGGTGAATATCAATTCAGTCGTACTAACGTTTGGGATAGTGCTCGTTTGTTAAAACCTGGAATGTATAGACCAGGACAAAAACAATGTCTAAGTTTCGGACACGGTAAACCATTGAGTATTGGTCGAGCTGGAGCCATACTGTTAGACAATGAAGGCGAATACCGAGAGCTAAGTCGCATGCGTAGCGATGGTCGTGATCTGCGTATTACACCATGGCAAACTCAAAAGACATTTGGCGAAGGCTACCATTATTGTCCCACACTAGAAACCTGTGCTTTGGGCATAGAAAAATTGCCCGAAACTGATACACAACCTAAATATCATCAATATCCGGACTTGAGATTGCTTGACTTTCAATAACAAGTTCGCTTATACTACAACAGAGTCATCCACGACATTAACTCGGAGAATTACAATTGACAGATAAAAAAGAAACAGCATTAGACGCAATGGCCGGTGACGGTGGTTATCAAGAAGAAAAATATCTTGGTAACTATCTTCGCTTTAAAATGAAACGTGAAGGTAAACGTTTCTGGGCAGGCGACAACATTAGCGATTACGTTAGTGAAGAAGATAAAGAACGATTAATCAATGAAGCAACAGAAGCATTTGAAACTGTGCTTGATAGATTACTTATTGATCGCGAAACAGATCCTAACAGCCAAGGCACAGCACGTCGTCTTGCTAAAATGTACTTTAACGAAATTATGGCAGGTAGATATGATCCAGCACCAGATGCAACAGCTTTCCCAAATGACTCGCAAGATCGATATGAAGGAATGCTTGTGGTGCGTAGTGAGCTTCGTAGTATGTGTAGTCATCACCACCAACCTGTCAGTGGCGTTGCTTATATCGGGCTTATTGCCGCTCAAAAACTCATTGGCCTTAGCAAGTATACTCGCATTGCTCAGTGGTGTGCTCGTCGTGGCACATTACAAGAAGAGCTTGCTAATGACATTGCCCGCGAAATTATGAAAGCCACAGATGCCACAGATGTTGGCGTATATGTGCAGGCTGTACACGGATGTTGCGAGAATCGTGGTATCATGGCACATAGTTCGTTGACACAAACAACTGTACTCAAAGGTGCGTTTAAAGACGATATCAGTACAAAGAAAGAGTTTTTCGATAACATTAAGTTACAACAGGACTTTGCTCCAAGATAAAAGGAAGTGCCATGAAATGGTTTCTAGATTGGTTAGAACGACGTGGTCGCAAACGTATTGTTATGGATCGTGTAAACAACGAGCCGTACTTAGAAAGGTATTATGTTTTTCTTAAAGACAGAAAATGGTTTCCATTTAACGTGTTTGTACACAAGTTTCTTAAATCAGATCCCGATGACCTGCACGATCATCCATGGCCTTACTTCACTTTAATACTTAAAGGCGGTTACTATGAATGGGTACCTCTCAAAACTAGCAACAACGACGTCATTGGTCAAAAGAAAGTATGGCGCGGTCCTGGTCATTTCCGCTTTTGTCGTCCTAGCTCATTACATCGTATTGAACTACATGAAAACATTGTAGCTTGGACATTGTTTATGCCCGGGCCTCATTTAAAAGATTGGGGATTCATTCATAAAGGGCAATGGGTACAACACGAACAATATCTTAACCATCGATCAGTTAAATGATGCACTTACCCCCGGGCGTAACAGTTAATTACTTTATTGCCTTTGAATTAGATGTCATGACTCCTGAAATTGCTGAATGGTTTAACATGATTGGTGGCACAGTTACCCAAGACCAATACTGGGATAGCCGAGGTCGCGAAAAAATTGTAACAAATGTACAATACGGAAAAGGTAAACGCAGTTATTACCGCCAAGATGGGTCTGGGGGTATTAGAATTCAGTTCCACGGAGATGATGCTGTAACTGCTAGTGTGTTCTTGATTAAATTTATGGATCACATACAACAACACAACTTTAAAGAATATCAGAATGTCTAAAGTTTATTACACACAAGAAAATGTAAATTCATGGGTGCATCACATTATTCGTAGCATGTATGCGGAAAATTGGAAGCCCGACTATATTGTAGGTCTTACACGTGGGGGACTGGTTCCTGCTATCATGTTCAGCCACTATATGAATATCCCTATGCAGACACTCAATGTAAGTTTGCGTGACAGCAACGTTGGCCCAGAAAGCAATTTGTGGATGGCAGAAGATGCATTTGGTTACGTTACTCAAGACACTATTCCTGTGCCCGCAGATGCTGTACGTTCCGATCCTGCCCTACGCAAGAATATCCTCATTGTAGACGACATCAATGACTCGGGTGCAACGCTTAACTGGATTATGGAAGATTGGCAATCAGGATGTTTACCAAACGATCCTACATGGAACGATATTTGGAATAATAATGTGCGTTTTGCTGTAATGGTTAATAACGAAGCCAGCGAATTTAAAACTCCTGACTATGTTGGTAAAATTATTAACAAAGCCGAACGAGATGAATGGGTAGTATTTCCCTGGGAAGAATGGTGGCGATGAGCGGGCACAACAACTGGTACTCAACATCATATCAGCCTGGTCAGAAAAACAGCGACATTGATTTCAGTGTCGCTTTTCATTTAACCAAGCCTGCACCTAGCATGAGCTTTAGAGATGCCGCCGATTATACCGCAAGAGCTTTAAAAGAAAACTACAAGAATCTATATCTGGCACTCAGTGGCGGTATGGACAGTGAGGTAGTTGCAGAGGCATTGTATAGAAATAAAGTGCCGTTTACTCCAATTATATACAAAGAAGAAACTAGAGAACACTGGTATGCTATGCGTTGGTGTAAAGCACGTGACATTACGCCCGTGATATTAGATGTTAACGATATTAAAGAAGATATTGTTAAATTTGTAATACAAAAAAGCCGAGCGTTGGATTTATCTAGTACACCTTGGCCGTTTATACTGTACATAAAAAATTATGTTGAAAGTCTAGGCGGCAGTTTAATCACAGGTGAAGCCGATTTACATTTAGATACACAAGAGTATAACCAAGCACACGGACAGCCAAACTTATTTGAAGTTCCTAACTGGGCGTGTTTTACTGAAATAGAAAATCCAGGACAACACCCTGGTAGTTTTTTCTTATACACTCCTGAAATGATGCTGAGTATAGTAGAGAATACCGATCAAGGATTAAATACAGAAGAAGCCAAAGAAAAACTCTATAATATTCCTTTTAGAATTAAAACAAGAGGAAAAGATCTAACTAGACAATTACCTGATTGGGCCAGACAGTGGGGCAACGGACCCGGGCAAAGAATACAGCAATGGACAAAACAAGATATTATCGCACAGCTGAAACTGAACAGTCAATACTAGGATTCTATCCTGACCTGACAATTAAATTTGATTGGGTCAAATTAGTTAAGCAAGCAAGAACTGTGGCACAGCACTATGTACGCACCGACAAATTCAAAGATAATTTAAGTTATTTGTACGGACCTAGCCAAGTCAGTGATTTACCAGGCGGCGGTTGGATTAGCAAACAATCTGATAGTTATGATTTCTTTGTTATGGGCGGACACCCTGAGTTAAACTATCTAAGTGAACAGTTTGCACAGACATTTCCAGAATTAACATTTAGCCCACCTACAATTGGCTACAGTACCAAAGACATACCAGAACACATTGACTACGAAGGCAACGGACTCAGTAGCTTAATTTTCCCGCTTAATGCTGTTGACAGTCACGGTCGTGTGGTTGGCGACAACGAAACTTTTGAGTACACATTCGATAAACCTGTAATTATCAACATCAATAGACTACACGGCGTTACCAACGATCAAGAACGCATTTGTTTTTGTATCCATTTTCATCAAACGGTTAGTCAAGTCAAAGAATCATTTGACAGACTAGGCCAAGTTGTAATACAATAAATACTAGTTCAATCAGCGGCCTTTCTGGCATTCAACCCGCTATACAAATTCTGCAGGCCTATGCTATAATCTAACATAGGAGAAAAAATAATGGCAAAATATCTATCAACTAAAACTTATGGTAATGACCGCGGCTTATCATGCTGTTTCCGTCAATGGCGTTCAACACATAGTCACTGTTCATTACTACATGGATACTCAATTGGTATCAAACTAATTTTTGAATCAGAAACACTAGATGACCGCAATTGGGTTATGGACTTTGGTGGACTCAAAGCATTCAAAGAATGGTCCGAGTATATGTTTGATCATACCTTAGTAATTGCCCAAGATGATCCTCATCGTAGTATGTTTGAAAAAATGGCCGAACTAGGTTTACAAGATCAAGGCGGTGTGTGTGATGTACGTATTGTTGAGGGCGTAGGTTGCGAAAAGTTTGCTGAACTTGCTTACAAAACTATGGAAAATATTCTCAAGGCATTTCAAGCAGGTAACTCTTGGTTCCTTGTATCACAGGACGGAAATACCGTAAAAGAATTCAAGTGCCGTTATCCAGTAGGCCAAGGTGTTCGTTTGCGTAGTGTGGAAGTGTTTGAACACAATGCAAACTCAGCAGTCTACGAAGGTTAAGTTAAAAATTACCTTGCGTAAATATTGGAGACTATGGGCAAAGGCTCTAGGCGAAAAAGCCGGAGCTACCAAGCAAGAAGCAGATCGTGTTGCACTAATACGATCTGCTATTGTCCTATGCTATATTGTAACTAATTTTTTCATTGTTGCAGGAGTTATAAGACATTGGTAACACCATTATTAGAGCTGTGCATTACTTTCCTAGGATGGACCTTTTTATTATATTGGGTGCATAGAATTGTTCACGTTATGCCATTTGTTCAGCATCTACACTGGAATCATCATTGGTATGTAAACAATCACGCAACTGGATGGCACTGGAGTAATTTGTTTTTATTCAATGACACATGGATCAGTACCATTGACCTATGGATCACAGAAGTAATTCCTACTATCATATTTGCATGGGTGTTTGATGCATGGTGGGTGCTGGCATTTTATTATATCTGGGCCGCACTATTGCAAGAAGATCTAGAACACAATAAATTTGTTAATTGGTATCCCGTTACTTCAGGAAAGTGGCACCTAGTGCATCATCAACAAGCAGACCGAAACTTTGGTATTTTTATTCCGGTCTGGGACAAACTTTTCAAAACAGAATCTTGGACTACAAAAAACTAAGACCACGCAATTACAGTTATTACATAGACCTAGTACGCACCGAACTAGGTTTGCCGTTTATTGACTTGTATATAGATCCTACATTTTGGTGGGATCAACTACAGGACAGCGAGGCTGTAGTTAAGAAAATCATCTGGATCGACGACGAGTGTATTACTACTCCACAAGGACGTTTGGATCGTGGAAGTCTATTCTTGTTTGATACTATAGCACAAAAACACACCGGTAGTATTGTTGTAGTTAAAACCAAACAGATATATCATGAATTAATTGCTCGCGGGGTACGAGCAGTTTATTGTCCATGGTTGTTTGGTATTGACGATGCCGTTAGTTGCGTGAAAAGTCAGCAGTTGGCTCCAGTAAAGGTTGCAGATAATTCCTGGAAGAATTTCTTTTGTCTAAATAGAAATTATAGATTACACAAAAGTTATACAGTGAAATACCTACGCCCTATTGTCAATCATGGTTATGTAACTGCTAATGATTCAGGATTCAAACGCTATCCTGGACTAGCACCATTTGATCCTATGACCGATTATTTGAATTTTCCGGGTGTGGGATTTGAACGAGTTTGTGTATACAGTCACCGAACCAATACAAGAGTAAGCAGTAACAGTAGAAACTATGCCAACCTACATAACAGCATCAATGCTTGCATAAATATTGTTACAGAAACTTCAACTAGACCCTTTTTCCCAACTGAAAAAACACTACTACCTATTGCAACTGGCCGTATGGGCATATGGATTGGCGAGCCCGGTTTGGTAGCACAAGTACGTGAGCAAGGGTTTGATGTATTCGATGATAAGATTAACCACAGTTACGATACTGTAACTAATCCAAAACACCGCATCCAAAAAGCAATTAACGATAATTTAACGATTTTGACTAAACCCGATGCCATAGAGGTTTACAATTCAGTGCAAAATCGTTTACAATACAATCAAGATCTATTTTTAGGCAAGTGGTTAGACAGCACTTGCGAAAAATTACTCAACGACATTAAAGCATTATTATGATAGCATTACTAACACAACTATTAACTAGTTTTACTGCCACAGGTATAATTACCCTGGTTGTAACTCACATGCACCAAGATAGTTTGTCAATTGAATGGCTGTTATGGTTTTTGCATTGGCTTGTAGCGTGGCCTATAGCATTTTCTACTGTCAGATGGATAGCTCCTGTTTATCAAAAATTTTTTATGAAAGCATTAAATGAAAATCAAAGTAAGTGAAATATTTTATAGTTTGCAAGGCGAAGGACGCTTTGTGGGTGTTCCGTCAGTGTTCTTACGAACATATGGCTGTAACTTTACTTGTAGCGGATTTGGTTGTAAGCCAGGCGAAACAAGCACAGGTGCAGATGAAGTTGCTAAGACTGTGGAACTATATAAAGACTTTAACAGCTTACCGTTAGTGGATACTGGATGCGACAGTTATGCGTCGTGGCATCCGGCATTTAAACATTTGTCACCTACATATACCACTGAAGAGTTAGTTACACACATGACTGACTTAACACCTAATCGTCGTTGGGTACAAGAAAATGGCAATGATGTACATTTGGTTATTACAGGTGGTGAGCCTTTGCTAGGTTGGCAACGTGCTTACAGTGAGTTATTAAGTCATCCACGTATGGCAGATTTAAAGAATCTTACATTTGAAACCAATGGTACTCAAGAACTACACGCTGACTTCAAACACTTCTTGTTAGACTGGACCCTGAACCCACGTGGTACCCCAGGTGGACGCCGTGGCCCCGATGCATTAACATTTAGTGTTAGTGCTAAACTAAGTGCGTCGGGCGAAAAGTGGGAAGATGCTATTCGCCCAGATATTGTAATGAGTTATGCCAACATCGGACACACATACCTTAAGTTTGTGGTAGAAACAGACGAGCATATTGAAGATGCTAGACGTGCCACTCGAGAATTCCGTGCGGCAGGATTCAAGGGACAGATTTACTTGATGCCACAAGGTGGTGTTGTAAAACCATACGAAGCTAACAAAGTTCGCATTGCCGATATTTGCTGTACAGAAGGCTGGAACTACAGTCCACGACTACACGTAGACTTGTGGGGCAATGGCTGGGGCAAGTGATGCCATTGGATTCTACAGTAACACAACCACCCAGACACGAGGACTGGGGTTTAAACAGAGTTATTAATTGGCAATTAAGATTTTGTTTATTACCTAAAGAATGTTTTTTAACTGGGCGTCGTCTGTGGCTTACAAAGGCATACCACGGCATAAGAATGATTACTGGTCCAGGTGAGCCAGTGTTTGATCACTATTGGATAGGCAAAGACGAATTTATAATGTGGAAACTACAAGGACACTATGCTCGCAACAATTAAACGATGGTTTCGACCTGTAGCAGATGATCAACTAGTAGAAGGTGTATTTGCCAACGATTATGCAGATACTACTGTTAGAATGACTATTGCACAAGAATACAGAAATAGATTTCCAGAACCAGTGGAAACACCTGTAACACATCCGTGGAAATTTGATCCACTAAATCCGCCCCAAGGATGGCGCTACGATCCTTATTACGAACTATGGATAGAAAATGAATAAAACAATGATATGGCCTGTATGGACCGTGGCAGTACTTGCTACGTGGCTATATCTGATCTTAACCGGACCAGGTTTTGCCTTGTATGACACACACTGGTTGTATGCCGTGATGATGGTGTTTGGGTCAGCAATAGCTGGTTTCACCCCCGAAGGTGGTGGTGCTGTGGCATTTCCTATCCTGAGCTTGTACTTTAATATTACCCCGCCAGCGGCAAGAGACTTTAGTCTAGCTATACAAAGCATTGGCATGGTATCAGCGGCCATATGGATCTTGACACGCAAAGGGCATGACATACGAACATTCAGACACATACCATTTTATGCGGTTGTAAACATGATTGGTTTTGTGTTTATGACCACTGTAGCCAGTGCTGTTGCTTTCAAAACCATACAGATGCTGTTTGTGGGACTGGCATTGGCATTTATTGTAGCTTATTTGGTCAGCCGCGGACGTGGCACTGTAGATGATGTTGAACTTAAGAATTCACGATTTGTTACTTTTACAATATTTTCATTCATAGGTGGCTGTGCGTCTGCTATGTTCGGTACCGGAAGTGACATGTTGATTTATATCGCACTAACCTGCTACTACGGTATGAAGGAAAAGATCAGCACCGATATCAGCATTGTGCTCATGGCTGTGGTCACTGTGTTTGGTATTGCCTATCGTGGTTTGTTTTTAGACGCTGTACACCCAGACGTTTATTTGATGTGGTTAGCGGCCGCACCGGTGGTCTTGTTTTTTGCTCCATTAGGTAACATACTGTTAGGATGGGTTCGCAAAGAAGTCATGTTGTACACAGTACTGGCCATGAATGCTGTAAACTATTTTTACTTTATGAGTAAAAACCTAAACATGCTGGTACCAACTGTGATTACTCTTGCATCGTTTGTAGCATTATTCGTAGTAAGTTTTTATGTTAAAAGTATAAGGAATAAAAATGGGAATATTTGATCGTTTTATTAAAAAGCCTGAAGCACCTAAGGTTGAAGAACCAAAGCCAAAGAAAGAAAAGGCCAAGACTGCCAAAGAAATTGCAACTGAAAATGGTGAACCTTACATCAGCATTATCAGTGTTGAACTAGATCCTGATAATATTGGCAATGGTGCGTTTGAGCTAGACTGGAATGATAAGTTCTTGGCTAATTTAGTTCGTGCTGGTTATCAACAAAAGCCTAACGAAGAAGAAACTGTGATCGTTGACCGTTGGTTCCAAGATGTGTGTCGTAATGTAATTGCAGAAAATTACGAACAATGGGAAGCCAATCAGACAACTGGCATGCGTCGGGTTGACAAAGAAGATCTAGGCGGCGGCAAAACCTCGGTGTCATGATTGTTTATGTAAATGGCGACAGTCATAGTGCTGGTGCCGAGGCTGTTAATACACATTGTTTTGCTAACGACGATCCACTGTACCGCGGATTAGGTAGGCAAGCACACCCAGACAATATCAAAGTAAGCTATGGCTGAAATATTGCCAATCATTATCATGCTATACTAGAATGCGACGCAGAAAGTGCTAGCAGTAACGATCGTATTATCCGAACCACTAAACAGTATCTAGCAGAAGGCAATCAACCGGACTTGATTATCATTGGTTGGGCCACGTGGGAGAGAGAAGAGTGGTTACACAATGGTCAATACTACCAAGTCAGTGCAGGTGGGTTTGATACTGTTCCCCCAGAACTGCATACTAGATACAAACAGTGGGTAATTGAAAAATCGCATACCTACGCACAAGATGAATTGTCCTGCTTTGAAAAAATAAAACAACTGCACATAGAACTTCTGGACCTAAATATCCCACACCTGTTCTTTAATACATACATGCATTTTGGGCATGTTGCGTTAAATCACCAAATAATGTATAATTGGGATAACAATTACATAGATCCTTATAACCAAAATGGCACATATTACTATTGGCTACAGAATCAAGGCTTTAAATGTGTACAACATCACAATGTACACGAAAGCTATCACTATGGTGCAGATGCACACAGAGCCTGGTCAGAGTATCTAATACCACATGTCGAACATATTATACGTCAACGGTGATAGTCATACAGCGGCCGCAGAGGCCGTAAATACCTACGCTTTTGCCGCTGACGATATCAAGTATCAACACCTAGGCAATCAACCCCATCCGGATAATTTAAAAGTCAGTTACGGAAATATGCTGGCAAGGTTGTTGGACTTCGAATTAGTCACTGACGCCGAGAGTGCTTGTAGCAACGATAGAATTTTAAGAACTACCAGAGAATATTTAAAAAACAATCGCCCGGGATTAATTGTAATTGGCTGGACCAATTGGGAACGCAGTGAGTTTGAATACGAAGGCAACTACTATCAGTTCACTGCCAATACTCCACGCATTGTTTGGCCAGAACAGGTCAAGCACGAACATCTAAAATGGGTACTAACGCACAACAGTAAACAGTCCAGCGACCGATACCACGAAGCAATCTATGAACTGCATCTTGATATTATGGACATGGGTATTCCGCATATCTTTTTTAATTGTTTCCATCCATTTTATAAAACTGCACCCAAAGAATGGGACAACTGTTACATAAGCCCATACGGGCATCACAGAACTTTTGTACAATGGGCACAAGACAAAGAGTTCCCTACTGTGGGTGCAGGTTACCATTTTGGTCCAGAAGCACATGCAAAATGGGCTAAAGTCCTAGTGGACCACTTGCTTTTATCTAAATAATATGCTATTATAACAACATGAAATATCTAATCGTAGACACCGCTAATACCTTTTTCCGTGCCCGTCATGCCGCCCATCGCCAAAGCGATACGTGGGATCGTTTGGGTTTTGCTATCCACGTTACCTTAGCCAGTGTTGCAAAATGCTGGCGTGAACAAGGTGCAGACCATGTGGTATTCTGTTTAGAAGGCCGTAGCTGGCGTAAGGATTACTATGAGCCGTACAAGAAAAATCGTGCTGTTGCCCGTGCCGCCCTTACAGAAGCCGAAGCAGAAGAAGATGCATTGTTTTGGGAAGCCTTTGATACACTAAAAACTTTCTTAACTGAAAAAAGTAACTGCACAGTTCTTCAGCACAGCAACCTTGAAGCAGACGACTTGGTAGCAGGATGGATTCAAGCACACCCGCAAGATGAGCATGTAATTGTGTCAAGCGACAGTGACTTCCATCAACTGCTAGCACACAACGTAAAACAATATAACGGAATCCAAGATGAACTCCACACTACGGATGGCATTTTCGACAAAAAAGGTGCCCCAGTCAAAGATAAAAAAACAAAAGAACCCAAAAAAATTCCGGACCCTTCATGGATCTTATTTGAAAAGTGTATGCGAGGAGACACCTCTGACAATATCTTTTCGGCCTACCCTGGTGTCAGGACAAAGGGGACTAAGAATAAAGTTGGACTCCAAGAAGCCTATGCCGACCGCGATAGTAAAGGCTTTGCGTGGAATAATCTAATGCTACAGCGTTGGACTGACCATAACGGTATCGAACATCGTGTGCTGGATGACTATGAACGCAATCGTGTGCTAGTGGATCTTACTGCACAGCCAGACGATGTTAAAGTACAGATTGCAGAAACTATTGCTACTGCTAGTACTGTTAAAAGTGTTCCAATGATCGGAGCACAATTTATGAAATTCTGCGGAAAATACGAACTAAATCGCATAAGCGACAATGTTCAAAATTATGTTGACTTTTTATCAAAGGCATACGAAACAAAATGAAAGACCTTGTATTCTTCCTAGCATTGTTGCAACTTAAACATTGGTATGTTGACTTTGTCAATCAAACCATGGAAGAAGTAAAAAGTAAAGGCCAGTACGGAGATCGATTAGGACTTTGGCACAGTGCCAAGCATGGCATTGGTACTGCTATGGCAGTATGGATTGTTGGCGGATTTGTTGCTATCCCTGTTGCTATACTTGTTGGACTAGTTGACTTTGCTGTTCACTATCACGTGGATTGGGCAAAAATGAATTGGGGCAACCGTGATATTAACGATCCTTTATTCTGGAATCACTTGGGCCTTGATCAAATGGTACATCAGCTTACTTACATTATTTTCATGTATTGGTTGTTTGTATGATTAAAGGTATCACTGGCAGTGGACAATTTGTTACTGTATCCAATGGGAGTTCAAGCACCTACGTTAATGCATACAACGGAGCTCAAGGGGTAGGTAATGTACGTTTCAATACTACCAATCAAAATCTTGAAGTGTTTGATGGTAATTCGTGGGTAATGCTTAATATGAGTTATGCGTCAATTGGACTTACTGGCGAAGCTGAATCTCTTTTACAATGGGCCAGAGAAGAACGTGCCGCAAGGCAAAAGGCCGAAACTATGGCCTTAACCAATGTTACTGTAGCTGACGCACTAAATCGTGTGCGTGAAGCAGAACAGCAACTTATAGTAATTGCCGCACTATGCGAGCAAGAGGAGAAAAAACAATGAGATGGTTAAAGAATAAATTACGCAACTGGATCAACAGTGACGACTATCCAGTAGCATTAACTAACAGTAGCAGTAAAATAAGAGTGTCAGACGAACCCGATGTAGATGGTTTACGATTTACAATTATGAAAGCCAACGGTGGAGTTATTTTACAATCCCGTAAATTTGATCGCAGACGTGACGAAAGCGATACCAGTACTTACATTATCACAGACGACGAACCATATGCTGAACGCATTGGTCAAATTGTATCAATGGAGATCTTAAAATCATGAGCGAGGTTATTGCAAAACCTGTAGTAAAAAATAAGTTTTGGATTGTTGAATCCGACGGTCAAAAGATTGCAACTATACAAGCAGTTGAAGAAGGTGGCGTGGTCTATGTACACGACAATGAACGTGAATCGTTCCCTAGTATTAAACTGTTGACTAAAAAATATAACATTGAATTTGTCAAGGCCGAAAAGTCTGTTAAGTCAGAAGACCATGAAGTTTATGGATACCCGTGTAGCAATAGGCCGCACAATGAAATTTACGATGTACAACGTAAATTGCCTATCTATACCAAAAGCTCAAAGTCAAAAAGTTATTTCTGTGCAGGATACTATGCTGTGAGATTCAGTAATACTTGGGTCAAGGCCTACTGCCCAAAACTTATCACACTAAACAGATATGAATATGCTGGTCCTTACAAATCACAAGAACAGCAACAACTGGAATTAAGGAAATTAAATGGACACGCTTAGTATCTATGTAAAAATGTTCAATGACCGTGTTAGAGTCATGAACCAAAGTAATTCCACTAACTTAACCCTAACCGCACAAGATGCTCGTAATTTGCATGCAGATATCTTTGCTTTATTGTCACTAATAGCAGAATTAGAAGGAAAACTTCAAGCAAATTCTGAAGAAACTATCCAGGTATCTATGGACGGCGGAGGATTTAAATAAACTACGCATTTATTGGTGATAAATAAATGTATCAAGGAACAATGTTATGAGTCGACCAAAGCCAACCGTTATTATTGAGCACGTAAACAAGAACACTTATAAAAGTGATCAGGTGTTAAGCTCTGAAGGTATCTGGGCTGTGTTTTATGATAACAAACCAATTAATCTAAAAACGCACAACATTCTTGTGAGTTACCCAGGGCCTAAATACAAGAAAGTAAGTTTCAGTAATCCAGGGCATGCTATTAATCTAGCAAAAAAATTAAACACCTTATTCAAGACCGATAAGTTTACTGTGGTCTTACTAAGTCAAGGTGAAACCATATACCCATAAGCAACACGAAAAACAAGTTGAGGTTATAGCTCTAGCAGGGCATGACCCAACTAGGTTTGTTGGTGTTGAACATCAGTGGTGGTATAATCCCATAAACCACAATAGCCTAAGACTAACCCACACTGGGTTTAAGTGGTTTACACAGCATGCCAAATTAAAAAGCTACGAGATTAAGCTACCCGAAGATCAAAAAATCTTACCCAAGCACTACTTACAATTAGAGAAACTGTTTGAAGAGCCTTACTATATCAAAGGCCGGGCCAGCATTGTAGTATTTGGTGAACGTGATGCGGTTATGTTACAACTACATGCCGGAGACCTAACTTCATATTTGAATAATTTAGAAAGCAATCAATGATCATACTGGCACCTATCAGCGTCGGCGAACTTGTAGACAAGATCACAATCTTAGAAATTAAACTAGACATTATCACAGATAATACCAAACGTGAAAACGTTCATCGCGAACTTGATGAGCTGAATAAAATTCTAAATAATCTCGAATTACCAAATATCACAGTACAAAGAAAAAAGCTCAGAACCATCAACAACGAACTTTGGCAAATCGAAGATGCCAAAAGAGAGTGCGAGCGTACACAACAGTTTGACGAATTCTTTATCGAACAAGCTCGCCAAGTCTATCTTAAAAACGATCAACGTGCCAGCATTAAACGCGAAATCAACGTGCTATGCGGTAGCACAATCATAGAAGAAAAAAGCCACAAAACCGTTGCATAAAAACAACGGTCACTTTGGTTGATCCAAAATTCCATTTAATCTATAATAGCAGTTATAGTATAAAAATGGAGCTAATATGTATTCCCAAATAACTGAAAAAGAACAGGTTGTGCGAGCCCTTAAGGGTCCACAGTTTGAACGTGATCGCCACGGCAGTTTGTTTGATCGCGGATCAGCTGACAGCTATTACGGTCGTTATGCCCAGCCACATTGGTATCCACAAGGCAGTTATAATGGTGAGCCTGTAACTAACCTAACTCAAGCCGAAATTGATGAATATCTTGCTGGTTACGAGTGGAATGAATTGCACGGTGACAAAAAATCGTGGGATTAAACGGTTGACCCATAATTCGGTTAAATGTATAATGTTATATATACAGTAAACAAACAGGAGCAGAAATGAGCAAAGCAATTTACTTCGCAGGTGTTAGTCGTTTGAACGGTGAACTAAAGTTCCGAACAGCTCAAAGTCCAGCTCGCTTTCAGCAGTTGACCAAGCTAGGCGATACAGAAGTTGAAATGTCGAGTGTGAACGCTGATTCAAAAGAGCAGGCCGCTCAAGAACTTCTTGATCGCAACTTTGCCAATGGACGTGCCGAAATTCAAGCATTGTTGGAATCTGTGGCAGGCAAGACGTCTGCTCCACGCAAGTCTGGCACAGTACGAGTAAAGGCTCGCAAGATCAAGGTTTCCAAGGCCGCGGCCCAAGCCGACGACATTAAACTTACACCACGTCAAGCCGCCAAAATTCGTGAAGAATTTAATGCTCGGTTAAAAGACGCATACGAAGCCAACTAAGGAGTCAAAGATGGGATTTTTTAAAACCATACACTTGGAAATTTTAGAGTGGCGTGATCGTGGACGTAGTATTGAAGATACCTATATCCACTTCAAAGACTACATCGAAATGGAAGACCTTGTGAAAATTTTTGAAGAAGAATTTGACATTGATCCGCAAGAAGCAGATGCTGTTTGACCATTAATTCAATTAATTGTACAATACAAAGACCATCAACAAAAGGAGTATTTTATGTCCGTGACTGAAAACCGTAGTGTTACCCCAAGTGAAGCCCGTAGCCGTGTGCTTCGTGCATTTAAAGCCAAACGTCCCGTGTTCCTGTGGGGTCCTCCGGGCATTGGCAAATCTGAATTGATTGCTGGCGTTACCGAAGATCTCGGTGGCCATATGATTGACTTGCGTCTAGGTCAATGTGAGCCCACAGACATTCGTGGTATCCCATTCTTTAACAAGAACAAAGAAGTTATGGACTGGGCGCCACCCGTTGACTTGCCTAGCGAAGAACTTGCAAGCCAGTATCCTGTTGTAGTATTGTTCTTGGATGAAATGAACTCAGCACCTCCTGCTGTACAGGCCGCTGGTTATCAGCTGATTCTTAACCGTCGTGTGGGTAAGTATAAACTGCCCGACAATGTGGTAATCGTTGCCGCAGGTAACCGCGAAAGCGACAAAGGTGTTACATATCGTATGCCTAGTCCGCTGGCTAACCGTTTCGTTCACTTGGAAGTTCGTGCAGACTTCGAGTCTTGGTTCCAGTGGGCCGTTAACAATCAAATCCACCAGGACGTGGTTGGTTTCTTGAGCTTTAGCAAGCAAGACTTAATGGAGTTCAATCCTGTTAGTGCAAGCCGAGCCTTTGCTACTCCACGCTCATGGACTTTCGTTTCGCAGTTCTTGAACGACGAAGATGCTACTGATGCAGAGCTTACAGATTTGATTTCTGGTACTGTGGGCGAAGGCCTTGCTGTTAAGTTTATGGCACACCGTAAGGTTGCTGGTCAAATGCCCGACCCTAGCAAAGTGCTGAAAGGCGAAGTAAAAGAGCTCAAGGTTAAAGAAATCTCTGCCATGTACTCGCTTACTATCAGCATGTGCTACGAGCTTCAAGAACAGTACAAGAAGCTGGGCAAAGAGAAGATCTCTGAGTGGCATGCTCAAGCAGACAACTTCCTTCGCTTTATGATGGATAACTTTACCACTGAGCTGGTTGTTATGGGTGCTCGTGTTGCTCTTACTACTTACAACCTGCCAATGGTTCCAGGTAAAATGAAGAGCTTTGACGAATTCCACAGCCGCTTTGGTAAGTACATTATCGCGGCAAGCGGTAAGTAAAGAGTTCGCTAGTCACGGACAGGAGGCTGGTAGCAATACCATAAGTCCTCCTTTTTATTATGAAAATAACCGAACTTGACAAACGACATACCGGCAATGACAAATACAAGTATCATGTTGAGCCACAGCTCAGACTAGGAAATGTACAACTTTTCCACACTTGGCGAGCATGGTGCTGGGAATCATTTGGTCCAGGTATTGAATTGCGATTTGCCATAGACGATCAGTTGGTGCTTAGTGTGCTACCAATTGAATTACCTACTACTTGGGCATGGCAAACTGAGTTTGGTCATAAAAGGCTGTATTTTAAAGACGATGCTACACTATCCGCCTTTATATTCCAATGAAAACGCAATTAGGCCAAACTTGACCAATAATTCAATTAAATGTATAATATAAGAATAGTAAAAGGAGTATGCAATGACTGTAATTGAACAAACTAAACCCAAGACAGATCCCAAAGTAGATGCCGCGGCACGTGAAAAACTAATCACTGCTCGTATCGGACTTTTGCTCCGTGCTCCTTTCTTTGGTAACCTTGCTACCCGCATGCAACTGGTTAATGGCGACGATTGGTTGCCTACTGCCGCTACAGACGGACGCCGTTTTTACTACAATTCAGAATTCGTTAACAAGATGCCACTCAAGCAAGTGGAGTTCCTTGTCGGACACGAAGTGCTTCATGCAGTCTACGATCACATGGGCCGTCGTGGTGATCGCGATCCTAAAATTTGGAACATTGCCGACGACTTTTGCGTTAATGCAGATTTGATTGAACAGCGTATCGGCGAAAAGATTACTGTATGCGGTGTGCTGTACGATCCAAAATATCGTGGCATGAGTGCAGAAGAAGTCTACGAACATCTAATGCAAAATGCTGACAAGATCAATATCGAGCAGTTGGCTCAACAATTGTTGGACGAGCACTTGGATGGCGAAGGTGAAGGTGAAGGTGAAGGCGACAAAGATGGCAAGGGCCGTCCCAAACTCAGCGAAGAAGAAAAACGTCAGATTCGTGACGAGATCAAAGAAGCTGTACTCAATGCCGCACAGGTCGTAGGTGCAGGTAACTTGCCCGCAGGTGTTAAGCGTCTTGTTAAAGATCTTACACAACCGCAGATTGGCTGGAAAGAACTGTTGGAACAACAGATCCAAAGCACTATTAAGAGCGACTTTACTTGGGCTCGTCCTAGCCGTAGAGGCTGGCACATGGATGCTATTTTGCCCGGTATGAAGCCCGGCGAAACCATTGATGTGGCTGTGTCAATTGACCAATCTGGTTCTATCACCAGTCAAGACAGCAAGGCATTCTTGAGTGAAATCCGCGGCATTATGGAATCATATGACGAGTACAATATTCGCCTATGGTGCTTTGATACAGAGATCTATAACGATCAAACTTTTAATAGCGATAACATGCGTAGTATCGAAGAGTACGAGCCAATGGGTGGTGGCGGCACGGACTTTATGGCTAACTGGGAATACATGAAAGCCAATGGCATTGAACCTAAGAAGTTCATTATGTTCACTGACGGTATGCCATGTGGTGAGTGGGGAGATGAGAACTACTGTGACACAGTATGGATCATTAAAGGTAACCCAGGTTGCGAACCACCATGGGGTATTTGGGCTCACTACGAAGAAGAGGCTAAGAAACGATGAAATTTTTACAAGTGTGCGGTTATGTAGTTTTGTGCGGTGTTGCAGTAGGCTTGTCTATTGGACTAGTTATACTAGGCAACCGGATTCCAGATGTACTAAATCCTAGTCCGCGTACTGTTAGAATTGATTGTAGTATTGCAGAAGTTAGCCCAGACATTCCAGTTTGGGCCAAAGAAGAATGCCGTAAGGCAAGAATGGGGCAATTAAAAAATGGCAACTAAAAAAGAAAAAGACGAACTGTTAGCAACTTTAAAGTTTACACCACGCACCTATCAAATTTATATTGGCGGTTATGGTGGCGAAGCCTATGCTGGTAAAGTAGATCGTGCTACTTACGATTACTTCAAGCAAAAGCGGATCGACATTGAGCAGTATGCCACAGATTGGGGTGACTTGTTTGGCGATGTTCCACGTGAACTACAACCATACAGTCCTGGTAGCCCTTACGATTGCGATGGCTTGTTTCATGCATCAGGTGCAGAGTTATCTAACTTGAATGAAATCGTTGTCAATGACGAGCATGGCAACGAGCATTGGACCTGTGCCGCAGGACTCAATGAATTAGAAGATGCTGGTGTCACTGTGAACGAACACGGTGGTTGCGACTTTGATGACTTGCCGGAAGATACTGTAGTACACTGGGGCGGTCAAGGCGAGAAGGGTACATTCTTTGATGGCGAGATTGAACTAACGCAACCATTTGATCCAAAGAAACTTACTGTTAATTACGAAAACTGTGATGGCTGGTGGATCATCAACTATGTTGAATACGATGGTGTTGAAATCGATGGCTCGGGCGGGTACAGTACCACAGGCAAGTGGAACGAAAACAAGTGGGTACTTTGCAATGGTGAAGAAGTATACCAAGGCCAAGAGCGAAGCGAGGATGACGACGAGGACGAGGAAGATGAAGAGTGGGATCCGGCAACGGATGGTGTAGCGGCTCTTGAACAAGCTGTAGGAGAATTACAAGAGCAATTTGGTAGTACCGACGACGAATGGGACCCAGCCGCAGAGCTTGATAAAATTATTGAAGAACACTTACTAACAGAATGGTTCCCTGTAGACGTTAAACCTGTGCATAAAGGCACATACGAATGCGAACTGCTTATTGCTACCTGGCCTTGGCCCGCTATTAATCGTTATGAATGGTCTGGTCGTGCGTGGAAAGATTCAGAAGGCAAAACAGTTAAAGGAATTAAACAATGGCGTGGTTTAAAAGAGGAATTTAAAGATGAGTAATACTGCTGTTAATGAAAAAGACTTGCCGGCTATTCCTGAGCCGACTTATGTAAATGCACCTGCTACTGTTGAAGAAGCTGTACAGCGTTTACTCCAAGTTGAGATGCTGTTAGAGGATCTTAGCCGTGCTGTTGAGATTGCACAAATTACAGGACAGTTTAATCTTGTAGAAGGCTTCCGAAATAGTGCCGACGAGTATCTTAAAAATAAAGTTCAAATTGAACAACCTGACATGGGTGAGTTTAAAGTTACCATTGTAACCAACGACAAAGAAGATGCTAAAGCATAACGAAGCAAATCCATTAAATGTATTTCAATTGCGGAGGGTAGAACATTGCCCCCCGCATTTTACTTCTATTAAATTTAGTTTACGCACCAACGAAAAAAATATCACTGATTGGATTTGGGAAAACCTCAGTGGCAGATTTTTTCTCGGTGACGATTACACCGAAAACGAGCACGGGCACTTACAGTTTGACAAGGTTGCTAGTTTCGAAATACCCGGTGAAGCCAGTTATTTTTCGTTAATTATTGATACTATAAATTCTCACCCAGAATGGTAAGAAAATTTTTCCACAGATTAACTATGCTGTAAATAACTATAGTTAATTGTGGAGAACAACAATGTCAGAAGTATCAAATACAACACCTCAACCAGAAACTCAGATGCCAGGCTTAAGCCTGCAAGACTTGCTTCTTGTAGTTCAAACTATTCAAGTAGTAAGCCAACGCGGTGCTATCCGTGCAGATGAGATGGAAACAGTTGGTGGTGTTTATACACGCCTAGTAGCATTTTTACAAGCTAGTGGTGCACTAAAAACAGCAGAACAAGATCAAGAGCCTGCTGAAAAAGGAGAATAACTATGATCAAGCACGTCGGAAAGCACAATAACCGCAAAATTGTTATTGTCTATAGACAAGTACCAGGGGAAGACCATATGTCGTTGATTACATACAGCGACGTATTGCCAAGATTAGTTCACGACGAACTAATGAAATGTGTTGAAGGCGTGGTTGCACAAAACACCAAAGATGTTGCGGATGTATTATTCCGTACACTAATGGGCAACGGGGAAGGCATTTTGCAAAGTCTACACGCAAATGGTTGGTTAAAGAAAGTTCCGTGTAATCAAGTTATCGTTACACCAACTGTTAACGCAAGTATTCGATTAGACGAATTAAACAAGATGCTTACCGAAATGGAGCAAGGCGAAGAGGCTGTTAAAAAATTAGCTGACTTAGATGCACAACGCGGTATGAGAGGTAATGCAGAGAAAGATTTATTTGCACCACCAAACAGCCGAGCCGGTGCTGTAGATGTGCCTGCCGATGCAGGTGTTCTGACAGATGCAGATTTAGCGAACCAACGCTTAAATCAAGCCGCTGACATGAAACGTCAAGCAGAACAATTATTAGCCGAAGCAAAAAGACTAGAACAAGAAGCTAAGGAACTTGCACCTAAAAATGTCAGAACTACCAAAAAAACCACGACAAAGAAAAAGCAAACGGCTTAATTTAAATAAGAAGTCACAATGGGAACGATTGTTAAAAGAAGTTAAAAAAGAACAAGTTCCCATTACTTGCTTAGAATCAATTTGTGTTAATTTAAAAGATGGTACCAGTGTTAATGTAGATATCAAACAGCTATTAGCTGAAGGACATGACCCAGATGCTCTGGAACAAGAGATTAACCAAAAACTTGAAGCACTAGACGACATTATCGACGATGTCGACTTTTACATCAGTGTTGAATCTGTAGCTAAAACAGTTCAACCAATCACAGACAATTTACTTAAAGATTTATGATAAATGCTATATTCGCCGTAGACCACTACGGCGGTATGGGTTTCAATGGCACATTGCCTTGGCCTCATAACGCCGAAGATATGGCTAACTTTAAACGACTCACAGAAGGTCATGTGGTTGTTATGGGTCGCAAAACATGGCAAGACCCCAAAATGCCTAAACCTTTACCCGGACGTACTACCTATGTATTCAGCAACAAGCCATTGGAACATGCTGTACACATATCGGGCGATGTAAACGAAGGCTTGCTTAAACTAGAAAAGCAACATCCAGATAAAATTATTTGGGTCATTGGCGGATCTAATTTATTGGAACAATGTTCTGGTATATTTGACAATTTATACTTGACACACTTCAAAGGTTCGTATAAAGTAGATACTAAGCTAAACTTAAAAACATTCTTAATTGGTTGGCAACCAGTACGTGCTGATGTTGCCAAAGATTGTAGCTTTACACTAGTGAAATATGAAAACTTATTTAAACGCATTACGCCAGGTACTTGAACAAGGCCAAGTAAAAGATGATCGTACTGGAGTTGGTACCATTAGTTATTTTGGTATGCAACAACGTTACGATCTATCTAAATCATTCCCAGCAGTAACAACTAAAAAATTAGCATGGAAGGCCTGTGTAGGTGAACTGCTATGGTTTATCGAAGGCTCCGGGGATGAGCGTAGACTTGCTGAATTAACACATGGCACCGCAGAAGGTAAAACAACTATCTGGACTCCGAATGCCCTGGCTTCTTACTGGAAGCCAAAGGCTAAATTTGAGGGAGACCTAGGCCGTGTATACGGAGTTCAGTGGCGCCATTGGAATCAGTATGTAGAACAAAAAGATATGGGTCCTGCACATTTAGGCGGAACTAGGGTAGCTTGCGACAAGCATGAAGTTGATCAACTATTAAATCTTATCAACGGAATTAAACAAGACCCGCATGGACGAAGACATATATTATCAGCATGGAATGTATCTGATTTAGACCAGATGGCACTCCCACCATGTCATATTTTAGCTCAGTTTTATGTAAGCAAAGACGGCCGACTAAGCTGTCAAATGTATCAAAGAAGTTGCGACATGTTTCTCGGAGTCCCATTTAATATCGCTAGCTACAGCCTACTAACGGCCATGATAGCTCAAGTGTGCGGCCTTCAGGTCGGTGAGTTCGTTCATGTACTCGGCGATGCACACATCTACTTGAATCATGTTGAACAGGTAAAAGAACAATTATCTCGTGAACCATTACCTGAGCCAACTCTTTGGCTTAATCCAGACATTAAAGATATTACACAATTTACCATGGCAGATATTCGCTTGGACAATTATCAATCCCATGGTGCAATCAAAGCGGAGATGGCAGTTTGAAGTTTTTAGTAACAGGCGGTGCCGGCTTTATCGGACACAACGTAGTGCGTCTATTAGAAGCACAAGGTCACGAGTGTTTTATACTCGACAACGTAACAGACTACGGTTTTGTAAACCAGCAAGAACTTGAATATCTAAACAGCGAACGAAGATCGCGTATTCGTGCCGCTGTACATCACATCGATCTGAGAGAACACAACAAAGTAAAAGATTTCTTTTTGAACTTTAGCTTTGGTGCAGATGCTGTTATACACCTAGCCAGCTTTCCTAGACAAAAAGTTGTTGGACAGAATCCGGTCTGGGGCAGTGAAGTTATGAGTACTGCACTAGTTAATCTATTAGAGTTATCTAAACAATATAAAATTCCAAAGTTTGTTTACATTAGTTCAAGTATGGTATACGGAGATTTTAACGATCAAGTAACCGAAGATGCTGTATGTACGCCACAAGGGCAGTATGGTATTATGAAACTAATGGGCGAACATCTTGTTAAAGATTACACTCGCCGAGGGTGTTTCGATCATGTAATTATTCGTCCCAGTGCTGTCTACGGTGAATATGATGTAGAAGATCGAGTGGTTAGTAAGTTTATGCTAAGTGCCATGCGTGGCGAAACTCTTAAGGTCAACGGTGCAACCGAAACATTAGACTTCACATACGTTGAAGATGCTGCCGCAGGTATTGTAGGCGCCACGCTTAGTGAAAACGCTGTAAATAAGACCTATAACATTACAAAATCACACAGTTGGAGCTTGTTAGACGCCGCTAATTTAGCCGTCAGTATAGCAGGCTCAGGTTCTGTACAGGTTCGCGATAAAGATGCAGATTTTCCATCACGTGGTGCATTAAACATTGATGCCGCACGTAGAGATTTTGGTTACAATCCACAAGTTGACGTAGACGAAGGCTTTAAGAGATATTATGAATGGTTCCGAGATAGCATTTACTGGTCTTCAAAGACAGTACCAAAATCTTAAACAAGAATTGCTAGATGCAACTGATCGGGTGCTCGCATCCGGTCAGGTTCTTGATGGCCAATACGTTAATTATTTTGAAAGACAAATAGCAAGACGTTGCCATAGACAATACGCTATTGCAGTAAACTCCTGTACACAGGCTCTTGTATTTGCCCAGGGTGCTACTGGCATAGATGGCAAAGTTTTAATTCCCACTACCAGTTTTGTGGCCACATTGAATAGTGTAATCATGGCCGGTAATACTCCTGTGTTCTGCGACATAGACGAGCAAGCACTAATGGATCTTGAAATGTTAAGTTTTGGTTTAACCGAAGCAGACATCAAAGGCATTATGTATGTAAACTTGTTTGGCAATATACTAGACTACGACAAGTTTAGAACAGTAGTAAACTTTTTTAATCCCAACGGCGATATCAAAATTATTGAAGATGCCGCACAGAGCTTTGGTGCTAGTTATAACGGTATTCCTAGCGGCAAGCTAGGCGATGTAAGTGTGTTGAGCTTTGACCCTACCAAGAACTTACCTAACTATGGGTCAGGTGGAATGATACTCACAGACAATGAAGAAATCGCCAGTATCTGTTATAACCTACGCGACAACGGCAAGATCAGTAACCACGTTACACCTGGAACCAACAGTAAAATGAGCGAAGTAGATTGTGCTCATATGCTAGTCAAGTTAAAGTATTTTGATGAGTGGCAAAGACGCAGAGCAGAGATTGCTGACTTTTACACAGAGCACCTGCTTAGTTATGTTGATCCTATACTGCCAAACGAAGGTGTAGATCATGCATGGCACAAGTATGTTATTAGACTAAATGATCGTCATAACTTACAAACGTTCTTGACCAAACGTGGAATACAAACTAAAGTGCATTATGAAGTTCCGTTGTTTGAGCACGAACTTGCCTATGACTATTATAACTATGCTAGAGATGTATTTAGACTAGGTACCATGCACAGCAAAGAATCTCTGAGCTTGCCTATATACCCCGAAATGACTGACGCTGAAGTTGAAACAGTAGCTGAAACTATTGTTGAATACTATGCAGGCGATTAAAATGGTTGCGTAACCAA